ACGATTCGAGCCATTCCGTTTCGTGTGGCCAGCTCTGCACCAAAAGCGCCGAGCTTGTCGTCGAGAGAATAATCCTTGAGCGGCTTGGTCAAATGTAAACCGCGTCCAACCCAATCCGCGCCCTTGACCATCATCTGGCCAATACCGAGTCCGGCCATCTTCTGACCAGCCAAAAATTCTCCGGCCTGCTGCTGTTCCTGAGCCGCGAGAGCCCCGGAAATAGTAGAGGTATCCGGCTCGCCATTGCTGCCGATAGAGGTAGGAACTGTGACCGGCGCGAAAACTGCCCGGCTGCCGAGCTGCGCGCCTTCCTTGACTAAATCCCAAAGGCCCTTGCCTGCATTCTTAACCATGTCCATCGCCGAGGGAACGAAGTGTCCGGCCTGCCGGAGCTGATGGTAGGTCTCAGCTGCCTTGTCATAATTTGCGGCCTGCTCATCTTCGGGCAACGATTGAAAAGCTGAAATGGGGTCGAAAGTTTTTGGATTGGCTTTCGCTTCCGCGACGAGCTGCTCCGGAGTCATCGCCGTGAAAACATTCATGGGCACTGGCGCGGCCTGTTCCAGTTCTTCCGGGGTAGGAGTATATTTTACCGGAGCCGCCGGTTGTGCAGCAGCGAGCTCGTCAGCTGTAGGCGTGTATTTCACCTCAGTTGGCGGCGCGAGCCGGTCCAGAGGGGCCTGAAGCTGCGCGGCTGAAAACATTCCTTCCGTTACCGCAGGAGACGGTGCCGGAGGAGCCGGAGGAATCATAGGTTCCGAGGGGAGGGGAACCGAAATATTAGGTAGAGCGTTAGGCATGGATTAGGTATCCTTAAATCGCAAATTGGGGGGTTGTTTTACTCTCGGAAGTATGGTAACTTTTTAGCATGAGTATAGGAATGATAATTCTGGTTAGTCTGTGGTTTTGGCTAACCCGAAATAGCCCTCGCCGATATTAGCACCTTTTGACTGGTTCTCCGAAGCCCATAGAGGCTGAAGATTAGAGTAGTGGAAGCATGCTCTTTGTTGCTCCGGGTCCGACAGGTCAAAGCTGGCACAAGGTCGTTTGTGGTCAACGTGCCATTGTCCGTAATTTTCCCATGACATAAAAGGCCGGAATTGAAGAGCAATCCAGAACTGGAAAAAGTCGGTAGCACACCCAATAAGCTCTAGAGATTTGGCCGACTTTGTCCGCCCATGAAGGGCGTGCCGCATAACCCTGCGGCAGTTGGATACGGCCTTAAAGACCGGGTCAAGCCGACGCCTCTCTCTGTCATAGGCCACTTGGTTCTCTATCGCCTTCACTTTGTTTTTACGGTAATACTCTTTAAGATACGCCCGGAGTCGGTCCTTATTATTCGCCTGATAAAGTTTCTTTTTGGCGAGAATACTAGACCTATTTCGGTCGTAGTAACTTTTGTCACTTGGATACAGTTCCGGTATGCGGGTCATACTTCCATCCAGCATAGGGGCCGGTCTTAAGAATCACAACTCCTGAATTTACCGGAGCCGGGGTGGTAGCTGCTGGCGTAGTGCCGGGGACAGCTGCGGCGATACCCTTCGGGGTGCGGTAAGGTTCGCCACGGAGGATTCGTTGCTCTTCGGAAGTCAGAGTCTGGGAAGCCCAATCGTTGGTATCCTTAGCCTTCGCCTGCGAGAGCTGTGCGACGTTCTGTGCGATTGCAAGACGCCCGCGAGCTGCGGCTTCGGTGCCGTTAATTATCTCGTCACCCATTTTAATAAGGCGAGCACGAGATTCAGGAGTAAAAGAACCTTGGCGTAAAGCAATCTGCTTCCACGCCCCGATTTTCTCAAGCCACGGCTGGGCCTCTTCAAGTTTCTGCCATTTGAATTCTCGAATTGCGGCTTGCGGGTCATAAAGTTTCACGATGCTTTCCGCAAGGCCGATATCATTCGCATTTTGCGGAGGAACTTCTTTGCCCGGAATTGTCGCGCCCATCGCTTCTTGATTGTCGGCGATGGTCTTGAAATTTGTAACGTATTTTTGCTGCTCCAGCATCGTCTTCACGACGGGGTCAGCCACAAGGTCCTTCCGAATGTCGGCGGGGACTTGGTAGGAACCGGCAGGAGATTTTGTCAGCACACCTTCAGGGGAGCCGGTAGGAAAAGCGTCAACGGTAGGAGTTGGTTGCGCCTGCGGAGATTGAGGGCCTACAAGATTGGTAGGGGAGCCGTTCACAACCGGACCGGGACGCATAGAATTTGCATTCGCCCCGAGATTCGGTTTGGTCAGCAAAAGATTTTTCCGCATCGGATGATACTCCGGCAGATAGTTGTCCAGCTGTTTGACCACGCCCCAATAAAGCGGGGAGCCTTCATAGCCTTGGTTGGGCATAGGAGGAGTGACATCCTCACCCCGGGCGTTCAGCATGTGCGTATGGGTCCCGCCAGCTGCGTCGGTGGTCTCCATGTTCTTCACGGGCTGTAATCTCTCAAGCCACGCATTAGCCAGAGACATCTGCCCGGCCATTCTATTGCCTTCCTTGGCTGCCTCAACAAAATCAGTGCTACCGTCCGGCTTTCGAAAATCGTCCATCGTCTTTCCAAACATCCAGCCGTTTTGCTGAATCGCGGAAATGCCGGTAGGACCCATTTCTGTCTGGGCCTGCTCAAGAGCTGTTTTGGTTCCCGCTAAAGTTGCGGTAGGCTGCACTAGGCCGGTCTGTGCCGTCGCTGTAGCTCCCACTAACCCCTGCTGAGCAATTATCGCTTGCCGCTGGGCCTCGCGAGCCTGAACCGCAGAGGGAGAAGTTTCCTCTTGAATTTTTTGCCGCTCCGCTTGGTTGCGGAGGTGCGCCATCATTCCAGTGTGCGCCGCGAGGTCGTCGCCAGTAATTACGCCCTTGCCGAATGAGTCAACGAGAGCCGTCACTGCATCGGGCGTGATTACATTCGCCGGGCCGGTTACTGCCTGAGTAGGCGCGAGTCCAGCAACTAGAGGAGAGTCTGAAGAAGTTCCGATAGGCATAAAATTAATTAACCGCCGAATGAAGACCCGATATCACTGGCCGCGGTGCCAATGGCGGTAGACCACGCCTGACCCTGACCAAGTTTCTTTTGCGCTTCCACTGTGCCCTGACCACCGTAAATTTGATTTTGCGCGCCAACTCTCTGAAGCCAAAGATTGGCGGTGTCCTTGGCGGTGAGTCCAGTATCGGGGACCAACGAATTAGAAGTGCCGAGAGCGCCCGCAGTGCCAGAAAGATTTGCAAGCTGGGTATTCGCGAGCGACGGGAAAAGATTGCTGAGCGTGCTCTGCTTCTGCTGCTGCAACACTCCGGCCTGCTGCAAAAGTCCGGCTGCCTGAGACTGCCGTTGCATCTGGAGATTCAACCCGGCGGTGCCTAGAACAGAGCGGAGAATATTCCCGCCCAATCCGGTGCCCGTAGAGGTGCCCGTGGCGGAGCCGCCCTGCTGTAGCCCGGCCTGCACCATCTGAGCTTCGACATCAGGAGGAAGTGTGGCCCCGGCTTTAATCTGCGCGAGAGCGGCGTCAATCAGGGCACTCTTGCCCTTGTCGAGACCGGCGCTTCCAGTGGTCGCATTTTCAACAGCCGCCCGTGCAATCTGATTCGATTGCGAATTCGGGTCGTTGATATCATTGACACCCTTCAGTAAATCCGCCCCGGCGACTTGCCGAGTTGAGGCGAGATTTGGGTCAATCAGTTTCTGAAGTGCGAGCTGATTAATGGCGTGCTCCCGGCCAGCAGTGACCGCGAGGTCATTGACTGCCGTGGGGTCCATTCCAAGGTTGACATTAGTCAGTTGCTTCGAGAGGGCTTCCTGCTGTGCAGCAGCTGCGGCCTTCATAGAATCGGACTGAATCGCGCCCGCTACAATTGCGCCTGCGGCTGAGAAAATCGAGCCGCCCATCCCGCCCATACTCATTCCACCAGTGCCTGCCATATCTTGTTAACCTTTTCGAAAAACCAACACTATGTCATCTAAACAGTTACCCCCATTGCTGCGGGTGTATCTTATGTTTTAGTAATCGCCCAAAGCGCCAAAGTCGGGGTGTAGTTCAGAGACGAGAGCGCGCTGACCTGAAGCTGCTGCGGGCCGGTCCCGGTTATGGCTCCCTGAACCTGCGGGGACGCCCCAGTGACCGGCGGAAAAGAGGTGACCGGCGCGCCGCCGGGGTCTGAGGTCGCTATAGCGAGAGTCAGCCCTGCATACTGAGGAACCAGAGCCCAACCCGGGTTCTGCACTAACGCTGCGGCTGCCGTAGGCGTGGTGACGAATTTGATATCGCCCGGGACACCCGAGACGGTCCTCCACTGCCCTCGCTCCCACCAAATGAGAGTGCTGATGTCAGTGTCGTAATACTGCTGAAAATCTGCCGGGCTAGAAGGCCGGGACGCAGTAGAGCCGGAATTCATTATGCTATTGAACGGAATCCAAGCTTGCCCGTCGAAAACATACCAGCCAATCGGCTCCCCGTAAGAAGTCGGCGCGAGGTCTGTGGCGTCCTGTGTAGTCCGCAACCAGACCGGCGGGTTATTGACTGACGGGGTGCTATTCCCGATTGCATACGGCGCGGTGAACGAGGCACTCAAGTCCTGTGGCTTGTAGCGGTTGGTGTTGTCATCCCAGACCCACCACTGCGTTCCGCCTTTCAACCACGGACCCACGTTCGAAGTAGGCTCCACGTCCCCAATGTAAATGAAGTTGACTCCGTTGGGGGAAACGATTCGCATCCGCTTGACCATTTCAATCGAAAGCTCCTGCGGCGTTCCCTTGAAAGTCACGGGCAGCTGGGCCATTTGGATGAATAAATTTGTGTTAACTAGTGCCATAAGATTATAGAATATTGCTGAATGACCCCGAGACGTTCAGGTTTTGGTCCGCTCCGGCCTGACCTTGAACTGCTACCTGAACAACATGATGCCCGGATGGAATATTGAAGTCCACGTGGTTCGTAGCGGCATACATCGCCGCGCCGGATATGCTCACCACTTGAATCCCGTCCACAAAAACCGAAACGATATTGTTTCCACTGATAGCGCCGGGGCCAGCTGCTCCGCCAACCGTGGTGATTCGACAATGAGCCGCCGGGCCGTCGTAATTCCCCGTGAAGGAGCCCGGCATATTCCGAGTGTATTCAAAGAATGAACCGTTGTGCAATTGAGTGTGCAGCGAGAACGAGGACCCGGGCAGCGCGACGTGCCCCGAGTTATCCGGGGTTCCATTAAGCAAATCTCCCTCGCACCCTAAGCAAAAGTCAGCACCGAAAAATCCGATGTTCCAATCCGGTCCCGGGGGAGGGGGAGGAGGCGGAGGAGGAGGTTGCGGAACAGAACCCGATAGCAGGACAGGCCCGCCGCCTTTGTTCTGGCAATCTTGCAGGGACGATTCTCCGTCAGCGGTGATTTTCGTCGCCTGATACCAGCCCTGCGCAGAGCTTTCCACTATCACGCCGGTAATACCAGAAACGATTTTGTTGTTGTTCCGATATAAATTGACGCTGACTCCACCGGCAATTTTCGGAATGGAAAGTTGAAAGTATTGAATCCCATCCGCAACCACTGGAGGGAACGGACCCACCTCATTGCCATTTTCTAAATTCACTGTGAACCAGTAGGTCCCGGCGGTGAAGACTACGGCGGTGCTCAGTGGGACTCCATCGTTGACAATCGTAAACGGCTGGCCGCTCTGCTGGGTCGAGTAATAAATGTTGAAAGCCAGAGCATCGGACGGCATTTCGAAGTGCAGGAAATTGCTGTTCACTTTTCCCAGACTACAAAAAGATTGGTCATGAAAACACTGGTCGAAAATCGCAACTCCGCTGGCCGAAAAATGAATCGGGCAAACGGGCGGCGAAATGTACTCGATTCGCGGACGCCGGAGAAATAGAGCTTCTAAAACTGTGTTCATAGTCCTAATCCAACTGATAAGACTGGCGGGACCAGAGCGTCGAGCTCCGCCTGCGCCTGCTTCCCGGCAATAATGTTCGCAACCCGGTCCGCAGCTTCCTGCGAGACGATGCTCTCAGCGGTGCCCACGCCTACCGCGCTGAATTCCCCATTGGACAGCATCTGAGTTTGGTTCGAAGTGAAATCCTGAGTCTGGGCCGCGGTCAACTCCGCTACCAAGTCGCTGAAGTTTTCAGCGAAGGCCGCGACACCGTCAAACCGGACCGCGTTTAAACGCGTTTCATTTGTGCAAGCGTCCCCGCTTCCGGATTGCTCTTCGGAGACCGGATAAGCGAATGACCGAATCCAGCGAATAGACATCGGACCGTGCCCGACAATCAGGAACTGAAAACTTTCGTCAATGTTATCGTTGTCCGGCTTCTCTACTCCGCACATTCCCGCCACGGGGTCCGCCGGTTGGTTGTTGGCGTCTTCAGTTCGCTCCACGCGGGACTGAGGTTTGAAAGCAAACATCTGGGTGTCCGCGGTAATCTCTTGGTCGAAGCTCAAGCTTCCCCGAGAAACCGAAATCCGTTTCGTGAGCATGGGCCGATATGCCCCGTTAGTGCCGCCTGCAAAAAATACGGCAAGGTCGATATCCTCCGGGACCCCAGACATAGCGACATCCACCCAAGTCAAACGGCAGCGGGCTCCGGGATTTTTCTGAGGGTTCGAGGAAGTGATACCAAAATGCCCCCGGGTCTCAATCGCCCACGTAATCGGGCAACCATTGTCCAGCCGGTCCGGCTGAAATGCTTCCCACAGTCTGTTATTACCATCCGAGTCAACGGACACGTAGAAAGCGCGCTCCACTCCAGCGACTTCGCCGCAGACCCATTCAACGGGTCTCGTGCCGGTCCATACGCCAGCCCATGAAGGCCCCGAGTCATCATTGAGAGTCGCAAGACTCGCGTTATTCATGACCCACGTATGCTTGTTGAAAATATCCTCCGAGGGGACCGACATCATTAGATATTGTCCATAGGTCCCGGACGCCACAAGGCTGACATCGGTGTCAATGTGGACTTTACTCACGAGCATTTCATTATCGCGAACCGGCAGACGGGCAGTGAGTTTTCCAGACGTCGCCGGGTCGTAAATCGCAACGCCGGACTGAGAGAACCAAATAAGATGACCGTAGTGCGATACCGCGGAACGAGGCGCGAGGCAACCCACCTGAATAATTTCCTTTTGGAAATCCGGGGTAATCGGCCACTGTGTCCGGTCCCGAATGTTCGCTTGGACAATCGAGCCGTTGCGCGAGGTGAAAACGAAAAGCTGCGGGGACTCGATTGACGGAGTCGGAACGAGAGCGGTGATTTCGCTCGTAAAATAAAATGCTTCCTGCCCGCCGAGGTAAACCCTCTCGCGGAAGCTGAAGGGGTTCGCGATGTCTGAGGCGAATAGTCCGTTGTCCCGGGCAATCCAAAGCCGGTCACCGACCCACGCCATAGGCCCGCCCGCAGGAGTGTCCAGCGAGTTGCCGCTAATCTGTCCGGAATTTGAGCCGTCATACCACGCCGGGGCCGAGCTGCCGTTATCCTGCGCCATAAGCACGGCGCGAGGAGGGACAATCTTGATACCGGAATTGAGAGCGGTCCCGAGTCGCTCCGCGGCCTGCAAGCACTGAGCCCAATAAACTATTTTCGCATTAGGCGCGAGCGTGATGTTGGGAATCTGTTTGAATTCTTCAAACGGATATGGAGAAGCAAAGAGCTTTCCGCCCACCGCAACCACGAGCTGTTCAAGCCCAAGGATAGGACGAAAAAGGGTCGCGCCTTGGAGCTTGCCCTCCGCAAGTTTTGCAACACAACGGTAGCCCGGTCGCGTGGAAAGGATACCACCAAGGTTCAGCAAGTTCAGGCCGGTCCAGTAGTATCCCTGCGGGAGACTTGACGGGTCCATGTCCGATTTGGCTCCACGGAAGAACGTCGCATCCCAGTCGATTAGAATTTCTCGATTGTCCATTATCGGATATCATAGTCGTATTTGTCTCGCGGGTTGCTCTGGTCGATAACCTGCGGGGGCATATACGTGGGAGGTTCCTGCTTCATCTGAGCTTCCAACTCCATGCGCGCCGCATCGGCTTCGCACGAATGAGCATCGGCATACTTCCGGTCCTTGTAATCTTTGCGCGCCTGCACGCCGAGTAGAAAACCAATCCGGCTTGACAGCTCGATATGGTCGTAGCGGCTCGTGAAAATCGGATTCGTTTTGAGATAGGCGATGCGGACCCAGTTGCACGAGCGATTGAGTTTTATGCGCCGATACTGAGGGATTTGCTCGTCCGGCTCGTAGACGCCGAGAAGAGTGCCGGTAGTCCCGGAGTCGTCGATTGTCGAGAGCCTCATGGAGCCAGCGGAGCGGTCCTTGAAGACGCCGGTAATTCTCGCGATAAGCGGGGCTTCGGCATCGGGAATAGCATACCCGTAAATCGTGGGGACTCGATAACCGTTCAGCCATTGGCCGTTTTCGAACCGGCGCAGAACGTTGCCCTTGCTATCGAACCCATAAACAATGAGAGTCTTTCCGTTGTCGTCCGGCAGCTGGAGATAGACAATGAGCTTGGCCGGGAGAACAAGGTCCCTGTAGGTGCTGTGAAATCGCCCTTGGTCAGTCCATGCCCACTCGCACACAGTGCGCAAAGAGCCGGGGCCGTTCAAATGGAATTCGAAAAGCTGGTCGCGTCCTAGGACCGGCTGCCCGGCCACGTTGACGCCGATAACCGTCTGCACTTCACGTGGAAGAGTAACGCACCGCCGACCGCATCCAGCGGGGGAGTTGCAGGTGCTGGTGTCCGAGCAATTACATCCGGAGGTGCAAATATCGAGGTATCCCTTCCAGCCTTCGAGGTCTGCCTTATTGCAGATAAGAGAGACAGCATCACCCATCCAGCGAAAAAGCTGGACGTCATCGCACGCGCCAAAGATTTTCTTGGACTCGTCGTAAACGTCATCGACTCGGAACATAAATTAGTCTTCACCCTCTTGTTCTGATTCCAGAGCTTCTTTAATCGCGTCGAGGGCATCCGCGGCCTTGACAGCCTTCTCGGATTTTTTCTCTCCCTCCACGCTGATAATCCGTTTCACGTCAATCCGGCATTCGTAGTGCTCCTTGCCGTCGCGTTTGGATTCTGACCGGGAGCTCTCTTCGTATTCGATGAGCATCTTCCCTTTTTTGGGAATGTCCAAGGCTTCCTCGTCATCCTCGTAAGTGAACGAGGGGTAAACAGGACGGTCCTTGTCGGGGCGCTCAATCGCCGGAGCGCCATATCTCTCTTCGTAAGTTTGCCCAAGGTCGAGGTTTATTTGCTTCATAGCGTCAATTAGTAGTTACGGGCGGGTCCGGATTTGTCACAATCAAAACATACTGAGGGGGTTTGACGGTCATGTCCCCACCCTTCTCTGTTTTGCAGTCTCCGGACAGGACTTTGTCCACGTCCCGGATTACTGGCACTGCACAAGAATCATTCATGAGATTTTAAATGCCCAAAAAAAGTTAACCGAAATGACTGCGGCTCCCGTTATGGACTTGGCCTGAAGCTGGATAATGTTGTTGTTCGTCAAGGTCGTGACAAACGTAACCGCCATCGGATTCGCGACAAATGCGGTGTAGGTCTGAATAGTGGACTGGTCTATAACAGCATTAGTAGAAATATTTTTAAGCCGAAACTGATTAATGCCCGGCTTTGCTTCTGCGAAGGTTAGTCCGGCTCCTGCATCCCCGGGGACAGCTCCATACCCGGCACTTGTCAGAATTAAGTAGACGCCGGGCTTCGCGAGCTTGACCGTGCACGGGACCGAGCCGGGAAGCAAAACGACATTGGTGAACGCGGAGGTGCTAAGGCCCCCTTGGTATCCCGGAAAATCTCCAGTGCTGGGAAAAGTTACGGTGAAGGTCGGGATGGTAGCCCCATAGGTTGGGAGTATAGCAGACCCGGCGGGACCCGGGTTTCCTACTGGCCCCGTAACACCCTGAATCCCTTGGTTCCCTACTCCGCCCGGGTTTCCTTTTATTCCCTGAACACCTTGTCCGCCGGTCTCCCCAACTTTTCCCGAGGGGAGCAGAACCGTCCCTTCAAAAATCCACGAGCCGGGATTAACGACCGATTTTCGGAATAGGACGGTTGCATTCCCGAATCCGTCAGACGTCACAATGTCATACCATCCGGAGCCCTCTACAAAAACATCCATGCCCGGCAGCAGAGAAGGATTCCGGGTCACCTTGATTGCGAACTGCGCGCCTACTGAAGGCTGAGGAAACCCGCCTGCTAAAACCTGAACGTAAGGCGTGCTTCCGTTGCAGCCGTCGAGACCGGGGTCCCCCTTCGGACCTTTTCCGCCGACAATACCATACTGAAACATTCGAATGAAATAGCATCCGAGCGGCTCCGAGTTTCCCCGGGGATTCAACGGCAGCCCGACATCCAACCGGCCCGGCAATGACCACTGGATTGCCCCGTCCACTTCTGTTTTAAAAACCTCACCGAAAAATTCCAGTGTGAAATTTTCTATCTGGCTTGGAAGTGTTTCGCAAGCCGCGGTGTTTAGGGGGGCCTTGACGTTGCAAGGATTCCCGCCGCCTAGCGCCGAGTTATTGCATTCGCCACTCATTATGAAATCCGGATTGCGACTAGTTGAGCCTGAGCAAATGGAACCGTAAGGTCCCCGGTTGGGACCGCGGTGGTCTCCTTCGCGTAAATCTGAATGACGTTATTTACGCCAGTGGTGGTTACGAATCCCTGAAAATTCGTGTGGGACGTATTAGGAGCGCCGGAGGTGGAACCGCCGCCTGAATCCGGAAGCGGGATTCTAATCTGAGAGGCAGTGGACGAGTTATAGAGATACCAGCTGGCAGTCCAAGAGCCCGCTCCACCCGCAGAGTATATCGGGAGGACCATGAATAAAAAATAATTCCCCGGGACTGGCAGGGTAATGTGGGGTCCGTTCAAGGAGCCGTCATCAATTACCGCATACGAGCCGGTGAGAGTGTAGTGCGCGCCAGAGACATCTATGTATTCTGCGGAGGTTAACACTGGGGCCGTTCCTGTAGCTCCCTGTTGCCCCGGATTTCCCTGCGGGCCTGTGTCTCCCTTTATTCCCGGTATGCCTTGAATACCCTGTGGACCCGTCTGACCCTGTGGGCCGGGAGCTCCCGAGGGAACCACTAACCGGCCAGCCGTGATTGTAGTCGGCGCGCCGGGCAATAGTGCGACGAGCGTGAAGACGCAAATACCCGAGGGGTCCGTGCTGGTGATTTGATACCAGCCGGACGTATCAATGAAAACGAATTGGCCGGGCAGGATTGACGGGTTAAACGCTAGGGCAACCTGCACAACCGGGCTGGCGAGTGTCGGCTGAGTGAACGGCTGAAGCGTCACTCCGTAGGCGTTGAATCCGTTGGTGCCCGGCGTTCCGGGGTCTCCCTTCGGACCAGTGGCCGCAGTGATACCGGCCTGAAACAGCCGGAGGAAGTAGCACGCGAGCCCTTCGCCCATCGCCCGGGGATTGGCCGGGATTCCGACGTCGAGCCCACACGGAAGCTGCCATGAGACGTGCCCGAGCCCGTCGTCAACCTTCGTGATGTCCCCGAAAAACTGCGCAGTGAAATTTGAGATTTGGCTGGGCAGCGATTCGCACCCGGGAGTGTTACCCGGAGCAATATTGCACGGATTGTTCCCGCATGATACCGGGGATAAATTTTGACCTTCGCAACCGCAACTCATAATTTTATTTGGTGACCGTCTTGACCACTTCCTGAACGTCTTGGTCCTGCACCTGTTGGTGCGAGGTTCTGAATGCGTCCAGAATTTTTTCCACCTGACCGGGGGCGAGCTGGGTTTCTTTCTTCAGCCATTCCTTGAAAAGTTCTCCGCCCTTGGCCATCTGCGAGACCGCTTTGCCCGCGAGTGCCGAGGTGACGTTCATTGCTCCGAGTCCCACAGTAGCCCCTGCTCCCACGGCAGGATTAGCCACCCCTGCGACTTGAGCCACTGAGAGAGCAGTATGAGCAAGATGCCAGCCCACAAAAACAACAAGGGCGATGAGGCCGACGTAGACGAAATATGGGATTTGCAAAAAACCAGTGCCTTCAATTTTCTTCCCGGTATTTTCATTGTTATCCTGTTTAAACGATTCGACTTTTCGGTCGTGTTTCGCGAGAGCCGTTTTCAACTTCGTGGCCAGCTTCTCCGCCGGAGCCGTCGAAGGGCTCTTGGGTTCCCCTACTGATTCGGCTACCGCATCCGTGAGGACCGCGGTATCCGCTGCCGACTGGACGAGATTGGTGCTCGCACTCTCCGCGACGGCAGTGACTAAAACTTTCTCCGCGCTTTCCTTTGCGCGCTGAGCGGTTTCTTTCTGGGTCTCTTTTTGGGAGACCGTCAATTCCGGGTATTGGTGAACCTTATCCTGAAAAAATTCCACCTTCTTAGGGATGAGAGTGCCGCATCCGGTGAGCAGCAGCGACATTGTCAGGGACAGGGCGAGGAACCATTTTTTCATTGTAGCTCTTTCTCATTTTCAAGCTGGTGCTTTGCGGCAGTGGCCGCTTCTTTCAACACTCGCTTGGCTTGCTCTTCTGCGTGGACAATAGTAGTCCGCGCATCTTTGGCCGACTTCAGAAGATACTTAATATATTTTCTGGAAAAGTGCAGGATGGTCATCAGGGCGATGATTATCTGCAACATCGTGAGGAACGACGTAAATTCTGGTTGGTGCCCCACAAAGAACTTGTGGATTGACGCGAGAATCCCATTCGCACTTAGCAGTGCAAGGAACGGCTTCTCATTCTGAAGCATGTAGCGGAACATATTAGGGGGTATTGTTAAAAATCTGGAGCAGCTTCCTAGCGATAGACCACTGCGAATCGCCTTGGGCGTATTGAGTGGTTTTATCAGAAGCGGGCGGACCAGAAAGTTGATTCACTCGGACTAAAATCTTCCGGAGCAAATTATGGAAATTGTCGCCCGGTTGAAATCGAGTGTCATCGGTCATAGGAGTAGCGGTGTTGGCGTTGAGGTTGTCGAGAATCTTACGAAAAATGGCCCAGATAGAATCTCCGGGTTCGAAAATTGTATTCTGGGCCATAAGGCGTTTCGGATAAAATGTTTTGCTCTCGGATTGTGGGGCGGCAGCCCGAGCAAGACTGCCGCCCCGTGTGTTCCCTCACCCTACTAGGGCGATGCAACGATTACAGGGTTGGATAACCCGGACCCACTACAGGGGCTTCGTTGTCACCGCACACTCCAATATTAGTGTAGCTGAACGCGCCGGAGAAGCTGGACGTATTCGAGCTGACGCAGCTGACAAGGCCGAGGTCGGCAGGGCATCGGCTATACAGGATAGGCACGATGTGCTGCGGGCGCAGAGGCCGGTAAGCGCGGGTAATCTGATATTTGTGCCAACCAAAGTCACCCCACTGGTTACACTGGTTGTCCATGATGTAGTGCCATTCGAGCTCACCCATGTGAAGCTGCGGGGCGAATTTGAACGAGCCCTCGCCGACATACTTCTCAGGCACGAGGCGTTCGAAAGCGCCATCGGCGATGAGCATACCGACTTCATACGGGGCATTCAGCCACGTCGGATTCGGTTTGGCGAAAGCAACGCCGCGGGACGGATTGCTAACAATAGTGACGGGGTCAATCAGGTTCAACGTGCCGTCAGCTTTGAAGCCGGAAGCGCGCAGAGGACGCTGGTCAACACCGAAAGCGAGGCCGCGGTAGGCCGGGCTGGATTCGAAGCTGTAAGCAGTCAGCGTGGTCTCGCCGAGCTTATACCCGCCAGTGGTCAGGGCAGACATCACGTTCTGCACGCCGACTTCGGAGCGAAAATATTCGACTTGGTCCGCGCCGCCGATGAACCGGAAGTGAGGCATCGCACCGTCCGCAGAATACCAGTCGGCGAACAACACCTCGCGCATATATCGGGCGATATAGTGCAGGGCTTTGAAGGTCATCGGGCCGGTAGGCAACAGGGGAGCGAACTTCACGCCGAGGTCAGTTTCCAAACCGCCGGTAAACAGCGAATTGAAATCATAGTTGGCGTTCGCGGTAAACTTCGAGGCCGAGCGCAGGTAAAGCTGAGCGCGGATGTCGGCGTTCACATACTGAACAATCAGCTTCTTCAAACTGTCTTCAGCCATGACATAGCTGCCTTTGAAGGCCGCATAGCCTTTCTTCACGCAGATGTTTGGACCCTTACCGCGGAAGCTTTCCAAGCGGAGGGTAAATTCGACGGTATCAGTGAGGTCCTGATTCCCGACCTGTCCGCAGATATCGGTATCGCAGACGAATGTAGGAATTGCCAGCGAGTCGCCGGGAGCCGCCTGCATCTGCACGACGGAACGGATTGCGTCAGACGTGCCGGAAGGGAAAACCCCGCCGCCGATGACGTTCATATAGGGAGCATTCGCGGCCAGAGCTTTAGCAATGGTGCCAACGATGCGGTTTGTATCCTTCGAGGCGATATCAGAAATCGCAGAAGGGTCATCACAGAAAAATGCCATAAAAGTAACTTTCTAACTTGAAGCTGTGCTCTCGTGCTTCACCCGAGATTTGCAGACTGAGCAAATATCAGTTTCTACTGTTGGCCATCCAGCAGACGTTAGGCCGTTCTCCGTGGCATCAGGGGGAGACCTTTTTTAGATGTCATGAAATAGTCGCCGACTCTGTCAGCGGCGTAGACCCTGTTTAAACTTATTTTTTCTGTTCCAGTTCACGTGAGAAGCCGCCGCCGAGTAGAGCATACGCGGGTCCTTAATCGAGTGCAGCATGACCGCGCCGCGATTCTCGATTGCGTCTTTCATCGCGTTTATGCCCGGCGCGTATCCTTGATTTGTGGGGACGCTGACTCCGTCTAAAAAATTCTTCCCGACAACCCCGGCGTCAAAGGCCCACGCCATCATGCACCAGTCGATAAACGGGGTGCGCGGGTTCGCCCGGGTCGTGGCAGCCACGGTCAGCAACCTCTCGATAACCCGGCGGCTCATGAAGTATGGCGGCTGGAACGCGAGGCGCGGATATTTGTAACCGGGGTCGTCGCTCCGGTCGTGCATCATGTCAGACACCACATTTGACCAGAGCACGTCCGGCTCTGAGTAAAGGTAGTCTGGAATTTTCGGCGAAATGCACACCGAGTCCGAATCGTTCGCCAAGAAGAATTCTTGGGGATACGTCAGCATTATTTTGAGGTGCTCAATCTGCCGGTCGAGGGAGAGCTGGCCAATGTAGGCGCGCATCCCGCCGGTCTGAAACTTAGCCGTGGTAGCCGATTTATTTTTAGGAACAATCGGAGAGTCCTTCGGCGACAGGATAAGGACCGGGCACTTGTGATGCGTGTAGAACGGAAACGCATTCGTTACCTGATTGGAGTCCCCGGCGTAACCGTGGACCGTCACTAGAGTGTTTTCGTTCATATATTGCTGTGCGGATTATCGAGGTCGTATTGAACCATCATTTTGACGAGGCTTAGAAAATTAACTGCTGGGTGCCAATCGAGTTGCTTGCGGGCTTTCGACGGGTCCCCCAAAAGAAAATCCACTTCAGCAGGGCGAAAATATCGAGGGTCAACCCGGACGTGTTTTTCCCAGTCCAGCCCGACCTGTTTGAAGGCGAGCTCGCAGAATTCCCGGACCGAGTGCGCCTCGCCGGTCGCGAGAACGTAATCATCCGGCTTGTCGGCCTGAAGCATGCGCCACATGCCTTCGACGTAGTCCCCGGCGAATCCCCAGTCGCGTTTCGCATCCAAGTTTCCAAGGACCAGCTCTTGCTGTTCTCCCCGGGCGATTCGTGCGACGGCTTGAGTGATTTTCCGGGTTACGAAAGTGAGGCCGCGCCGGGGCGACTCGTGATTGAAAAGGATTCCGTTGCTGGCGTGCAGCCCGTAGGACTCGCGGTAGTTCACAGTGGCCCAATAGGCGAACACTTTGGACACTCCGTAAGGACTGCGAGGATGAAAAGGAGTCAACTCGTTTTGGGGCGGAGGAGTGGAGCCAAACATTTCGCTGGAGCTGGCTTGGTAAATACGGGGAAGGCAGCCAACCTCCCGAACCGCTTCGAGAAGACGGAGCGCGCCCACGCCCGTGACGTCCGCAGTATATTCGGGAACCTCATAGCTCACTTTAACGTGGCTCATGGCTCCCAAATTATAGATTTCGTCCGGCTGGGTCTTCGTAATAATTCGGGTCAACACTCCGCCCTCGCCAAGGTCCCCATAATGAATCTTGAGCCGGTCGAAAATGTGGTCGATTCGCCCGGTGTTTCGGACGCTGCTCCGGCGGATGATTCCGTGGACGTCATATCCTTTTTCGAGGAGCAACTCTGCGAGGTAGCTGCCATCCTGCCCGGTTATACCTGTGATTAGTGCGGTTTTCATTTAGAATTATATGTCTGGTGCAGCCCGTCGAAGAGGTTTGTTTTATGAGACCACCCCATCCTGTGAATCAGTTCAGAGTCGAGCAACCGGCGCATAGTCCCCTCCGGCTTCGACGTATCCCACACGACGGGATTTTTAAAATCGGCAACTTCTGCAATTGTTTCAGCGAGTTCCTTCATTGACCAATCCTTGCCTGTTCCCACATTGACCGGCTCCGAGCCCCGATAATTTTCCATAAGAAAAAGACAGGCATCTGCCAAGTCATCGGCGAAAATAAATTCTCTCCGGGCCGCGCCGGTCCCCCAGCAGGTCATCATGCAGTTCTGAGATTTAGCTTCTTTGAACTTCCGAATCAAATCCGGTATCACGTGTGAGCTTTTGTCCCCGGGACCGTAAACATTATTTGAAATGACTGAGAAGAATTCGGAGCCAAATTGCTTCCTGAAATCCCGGCACATTTGCATGCCGCAGAGCTTTGCCATCGCGTATCCGGATTTTGTTTCATCCAGAGGACCTGTCATCAAATGGGCCGGGCGCAGTGGCTCAGAAATATTTTCTGGGTAACAGGCCGCGCTAGAGAGGAACAAAAGTTTTTTAACTTTTGTAAGGTGAGCCGCGCAGATGACATTCGATTGAATGGCCAAATTGTCCACTAAGAAGTCAGCCGGAGCTCGCATGTTATCCCCGATTCCCCCAACCTTAGCCGCGCAGTGGAAAACGTAATCGGGCTTGCACTCCGAAAAGAAAAAAGCTGTATCGTCCCGATTCGCCAGATTCACTTGCTTGTGGGTGGCAGTCCATACGTTCGTGTATCCCTGCGAGTGGAGAGCGCGGCAAATGGCACTGCCGACAAGCCCCCGGTGCCCAGTGACATAAATCGTGCTGTTCAGATTCATACCTTAAAAAATTTCCTGCCGTAGTCCACGAGGCAATTGCTCTTGTCCCCGTGCACCCAAATTAAATCCTGCTTTTGCATCCGGGCGAATTGCTCTTCAGAGAAATGGGGAGTATTGTAATAGCTGACCATCCCGGGGATGTTGGCCCATCCCCACTGTTTAAACGCGGTGCGCAAAAAATAATCCCAACCGGCCCCGCCCGGCACTCCAGAGACTCGCCGGGTTATCCAGTGCAAAAACTTCATATCGCACGAGACCAAGCAATTCCCATTCACGTGCTCCTCCACTCCGTTGCCACTGACAAGCGGCCCGGCAATATAAACTTTCCTCTGGGAGAGCTGCGTCAGGTCCCACGCGGATGACATCCGGGCAATCCAATCCTGATGAACCGGCGCGCCATCGGCCTCGCAAGTAAAAATCGCTTTGTAGTGCGGAAGCTTTTTGTCCTCCATGAAAGAGAAGGCCCACTCCATTGTTCCAAACCAAAGTCCGTTGCAGCCGTCCGGCCAGCCGGTTCCACGCTGCGGGCTCCGATAAGAATACACGTTGAACTTTCGGGAAAGCTTTTCGATTACGTTTTTATAATCATTCGGACAATCGAATCGGTTAACCAGAACGATGTCCGCGAGCGCAGAATGCTTCGGCTCCAAGTCCGCGAGGTAGCTGGCGAGCTTGAGAGCGCCCTTCTTATCCCCGTCCCAGAACTGGAGCGCGATTAGGATTTTATTGGAGCACGTTAGCGGGGCCATAGCAAAAAGTCCCGAGGTGTCCGCAGATTAGACCCATGTCAACATGAGCCTGATGCCCGGCGGCATTTGCGCGGAGACAAAAACTTACATCCTCACCTGAACCAAGAAAATTCTCAGCTGTTGAAAGCGCGACGGCATGCTCCAGCATTCCCATCGCCGCGAACGCTCCGGCTGGAGACGCGTCCCTTTGCAGACTGTCTCTGGCCTTCACCACTGTGTCCAATAGGCTCGCTTCTGTGCTCGTGAACCACTGGCCCCTGCCGTTGTTCGCGGCGCGAGACAGCCGGGGGAACCTCTGCTCGATTGACTCGAATACCGAGCGGTGCGTCAGCATGCAGCCCGTCCCAACCCATCGGGTAGGCTTGCAGACGTCGTGTGGGCCTCCCCGGGCATGAGCGGCTTCCTGCATGCCTTCGTTATACACTGGCGGCGCGCCGGGGGACCGGCCAAAGTAGAGAGCGCCGACCAATGACTTTCCGTGGCTCATCAGCCGGTCCAGAGCATTCAGTCCCATGAATTTTTCCGGGAACCGGAACCCGGTATAAAACTTGAACCACTGTGGGTCTCCGAAAGGGACTACCATGTCATCGTCAATAGACAGCATCCATTCGCACTTCGACTTTAGAAAAGTGTCGGCAATGGAATTCCGGGTATGCGCTACAAACGCGTCCCCGAAATGCAGCGATGACGCGCATCGACGCCGGTCTATTAACTGCGCGATGCACGTGGCAGTAATCGGGGACACCGACTTCTGCCAAGGCAAGGCGATAAGAATCTTTGACCCGTAGGTCACGATGCTCTGAGCTGGTAGGGCAACGGGGGTCATTACTTAGTGCCCTGTGCCCGGCGTTGCTCCGTAATCGTCGCAGCGAGGGCATCGAGTGCCGACGTGGCCGGAGTATTGAAAATATCCTGCCTGACTTGAGGGAGCTTCCCATCAACCGGCGCGCCGGACTCACGAAGGCGGCTCGTGCTGGACGCTTTAATCTTCGCGATAAACGCCTCTTTCTCCGCCAGAGTTTTCTCTGCGGCGGTGAGCTTGGCCAACGTTCCCTCGTGGACTTTCTGCAACCGGGTAAGCTGAACCAGTCCGGTCAAAAGAATCGCCTTGGTGCGCGGAGAATCGTCGCCGACTGCGGCCTCTAATTCGGAGCGCAACTGTTTCGTCAGCGCATTGTCGGCAGCCGTCGCGGCCTTCTCTTCGGCAGTGGCCTTGTCGTCAATGGCTTTTTCCTTGAACCATTCCAGCCCGCCGAGGAACCCTTCGAGCTCTTGCTTCGTGGTCGCAACGCGAGTGGTCACTTCCGTTTCCTTGGCTTTTTTCTGCTCGTCCATCCACTGCTGAACATTTCCCTTCGTCGCTTTGACGGCTTGCTCGCGTTCGATGTGCGCGGTTTTGATGTCGAGAATTTTGTTCTCAACCATACGCTGAAGCGTGGGGTCCTTCATCGCCTCGAAAAGCTTTGACAGGTCCGACTTGTCAGGACCACCATAGCTCTTGATTTGGTCAATCGTCTTCTGAGTGACGAGCGGATTTTCTTTCAACAGCTCGTAAATCGTGTCCCGGCTCTTCTCCATCCGAGAATCAAATTCTTTGAACTTCGGGTCCGCGTCCACGTCGAGTTTGGCGCGCCACGCTCGTAAGTCGGCGAGCTCTTTGTTCGCGGCTTCCAATTCAGGCGGCGGAGTTTTGGTTCTCTGCTCCAGCTCCTGTGATTGTTTTTTGGCCGCATCCAGCTCCTGCTGAAGCCGGGAAATTTCCTGTGCGGCTTTAAGCTTCACCGTCGAAAAAGCTTCGACTGACTTGGTGCTCGCATTCGGCGGAAGGGCGGGGACATCCTTGAACAGGTCGTCCGCTTTCTTCGTTTGCTCCGCCCGAGCTGCATCCGCAGCAGCTTTGTCTGCGGCTTCTTTCGCGGCAGCTTCTTTTTCTGCGGCAGTCGGCTCCGGCTTAATCTCCGGCGCGGCCTTCTCTGCGGCAGCCTTCGCTGCGGCCTCTTCCATTTCTTTAAAGTGCTTATCGAGCGCACTCCCGGCGGCTTCAATGCCAGCGGCGTCCGGGACATTTGACCGGCCAGCTTGGTCCTGCTCCGCTAGCTTGCGGGCGACTTCGGCATTTGCGGCTTCGGCGTTGTCTGGACTTCCCCCAGACAGTGGATTAGGTTTGATTTCAGGTGCCATAAATTATTCTTGTGGTAGTTCAGGGATTTGTGTCGGGGCTTGGGGCTCTTCGGGATTCTTTGGGACTTCGAGTTTATTCCCGTCGTTCCATTGTGAGTCGTCTGTCAGAGACGGATACTCTGTGGCGTTTCGTATCGTCGCGCTAGAAGCGGACGGATGCGCCATAGTAATCAGGTTTTGCAAAACGTTCTGATATCCGCGGACTTCTCCGGAGCGAATCAGAATTTCGTTTAGCTCTCCTTTTGCCAGAAGCTGCGGGGCCGATTCGGCGGCGCAAGGCAGGAGTCTTTTGCCGGTTTCTGTTTCCAGAAAAGCGGCCCAACGTTCTTGGTCTGTAACTAGCCAGTCTGTAGGCTTAGCAACTATTTCGATAGGCATTGCTCGTTATGGGTGAGGGTTTCATTTACTGCTGCATCTGGGGAGCCGGTTGGGCTTGCGGGGGAACACCCGGAGCCGCCGGAGGGACGCCGGGTCCCGCCTGACCTTGCTGAATCAGCTGCGCGGCCTGCGCCTCGTGCTGCTTCAAATCTTTAATTGCCTTCACGGCGCGCTTCAAAAACTCTGCGACTTCGGTGAGGGTGTCTTTCTTGACTCCGCTCGCGATGGCTTGGTTATAATGCTCATTGATATGAGCCACCATCGCCTCAAGGACCGAGCTATCAAATTGTCCTTGCATCATCTGCCCGCCGAGCTGCTCAACCGCTGGCATTATAATGGACAAATGAATCAAATGGTTATCACGCGGGGAAACTTCGACTGCCTGACCGTGACTGAGCAAAGTCATTTCCAGATTCTGGAATCGAGCCTGCTCCGCGTGCTCCGTGGGGTCCGACTCCGGAAGTAAAACACGGTTCGCGAAATCTGCGTCCACCCGGGCAGATAAATCTTCGACTTCGAGCTGGCGCTGATTGTAAAGCGGGTTGCCTTTTTTCTCCTGAGCAATCGCGACGGTTAGCTGCCGCTCCATAGGGGTCAAATCCTTAATGGTCTCCGCAACGGGGTATCCGGCCAGCTCGTCAATTTCCTCTTGGGTCATCGCTTCGAGAAGCTCCGCCTGCATCGCCTTCGCATCCTTCTCGCCGGTATCCTTGTCGCAAAGACGCTTTTGCATCGTCTGAAACATCTGGGTAGTGTGCTCAAGAAAACGGCTGATGCGGATGTCCTGTCCCTGCTCTTCACGCTGCGCGAGTAGGTTCCAAGCCGCCGGGGAACGCATCCCCTCGCCGACGTCTACCGCCGGGGGAGAAGTGGAACCAATAAGCTGATTCACGAGCTGCTGGAAATACGCGTCGAGCTTCAGGAAGGGCTCGACATCCCCATCCATTTTCTGCTCGATAACGGTCCAGTTGTTGGGAATCATTATCATGCTCCCAACTACGTGCATCTTGAAAGTGTGAAGCCTCTTGACGTCACCCTGAATCAAAGTTTTGCCGGACATAATCAGCCGGTCAACCACTTCGTTGCGGGTCCGGTCAATCATCCCGGCTAGCTCGTAAATATCACGCCCAATTCCCTTTGAACCATGAAGGGTTCCGTTGCCTTTTTGGAAGGTGAAAAAGGCCACTGCATCTTCCATACTGTCAAACCTATCGTCCCGAGAAAAAATCTCCAGCATTTCGGGGCCTGCAAGTCGGTAGTGGGAAACCTTGCCGGTGACTTCACGCGCCAGCAGTGAGTAAACAACAATGACGGAGTTGCCCGCCATGTAGCTCGCACCGATAGTGAGCTCCCGGAGGGCATTTTGATACCAAGTTTCAAGAGTGCCTCCTACGTTTAAACGGTCTCGAATCTGAACCGGGCTGGCCCGGTTGATTGAGGTGATTGTGTTTTGGATGTTGAATCCCGAAACTTCCGCGGCTTCCTTGTCCTTGATGTAATCATACATCTCATGCGGAAGATAAGTTTCCTTTAACACCAGAATCTGAGCCCACCGAGGGTCTGACTTCGTGCCGTCCGCAGCAAAGGATTCCTCCTGCTGAAAGTTCTTCGGGAACCAAGAAAATTCGTCCAGCCACGCAACGATGGAGTGACCGAAAATTGCGTCGTTGAAAGCGATGTCCTCGATTAGGGTGCGCCAGCCTTTTCGATTACGGATGGTCTCGGTGATTTTTCGCCGGAACAATTCTGTTTTCTCCTGCGAGGCGTGCCACTTGTTGGAGAGCTTCGCGTTCGTGAAATATTTCAGTCCGTCAATCGCGGCCACAAAAATAGGCGCGACTTTCTCAATCATCGACGGCAGCGGCTTCGTGGTGAAATTAGAACGCCAGCCGAGTCCTTCGGATTCGAGCTTGGCCGCATCATAGGGCCTCTCCGCATTATACTTCGCGAGGATGCGCGAGTTAACGATGGAGCGGTTCCTACCGGCCATAATGACGGTCTTGATAATGTCCCGAGCCATCCCTGCATCTTTGATGCTCCGTTGGGTCGGCTTCCCGGCGGAGTTAATCTTCGGAGTCTGGATAACCGCACCCAGATAGTTCGAAGGGAATACACCTCCGGTGTAGGGAGATTGGGCAGAAGAGCTGGCGTCAGGCATAAAAATCCGTCATCAAGTAAACTGTTACAAGGGTTCAGCGAGGTGTTGCGCGCTTTTTGACCCAACGAGGACCCCACGTTCCAACCGGACAGCTTTCCGGGGATAACATGACCTTCGCTTCGGCGAGACAATGACAAACCTCACATTGCGCGCCATCGAAAAACGGACACTTCAGGCAGCCCTGTTCGTATCGGAACTTGGCGACGTTCGCCGGGGCCAAAATTTCCCATCCCCGGAGCCGAAACCACTGGACTCGCGCCCACGCCTTGAAAAAATTCCAAAAAATCATAGCAATCTCTTTCTCCAGCAGTTCCCGGGCAGCTCTGCGTTCTCCGTGGTCTCTCTTTCGAGGTGCGCCGCGGTTTGCATGTCCTCCCCGAGCACGAGGCAGCCGTTCAGGCGGCTGTCAAGCGGCCTGCGGCCCAAAATCTCCTTGCGCATTTCGGCTTGGGCCTGCCGACACGAGGCACAACCTTCCTGAAGGGACTGGTTGAGAGGGCAGCCCGCACAAATTTGAGCCCGAGCGACGGCAGTCTGCGCGTCCACATACTCAATCCGGCCTTGAGCCTTATGCGTTCTGGCCAGAGCCATCCAGCCGAGCACCCTGCTCTTCAGACTGGACTTTCGGACCATCATTTCATGGGTGTTGTTCGAATCGTCGTTGCAGATGACCGGGTTCCTGCTGCACGCCTGTTCTATTACCTCCACGGCGGGATTCCCCGGGGCATATCCAGCGCGCCGCCGGTAAGCGGCCACGCGGACCACCACGCCCGGCCACGTATCGGCGCGGATTGTGGTGCCATCGCTTTCCTTGTAGTAATGCCCGTCCTTCGGATAAAGATTTGGATTAATCTTCTTCATAAAATCATCGAATCGTAAGTATCCCGCAACATTTGGTCGTTAGCGTCGGAGTTCAACCAGTCGCTCCGGTTTGACTCATCAATCATGACCCCATTT